TTATTTTAAAAACTCAGCGCCGAAAAGTCAAGCATTAAATGTCGCAAATTTTATAATTTTATCGATACAAGATATTGCGGTCATGTTTTGATGGTATACAATCCGTATAAACACAACAAAAATAAGCAGTCAGGAAAAACCTGCTGCCTTGATTAAAATATCGATATTCGTAATGGTGCTTTACAATAGAGCGACCTTAAGAAAGCATAGGTGCTCTATGCTACTTTTATGCCCAGTTTTGTCAATTCTTCCTTGAAGGCTTTACTGCTACTCTTGTATCCGAGGATCTTCCGCGGGTAGTCGTTGATCCAGTTCTCCGTCTCCTTCAGCTGTTCCTTGGATACATCCTCGAAGTCAGTACCTTTCGGATGCTTCCTTCGGATCATGCCGTTCTGATTCTCGTTTGTGCCTCTCTCGAAGGAGCTGTATGCATGAGCATAATATACTTTCGTCCTGGGAATAGTCTTATTGATGCAGGATGCTTCCAGTTCATCGGCAAGAGCGAACTCGGATCCGTTGTCAAAGGTGATGCTCTTGAATACCATCCGGAAGTTCGGAGCGGTCCATTTACGTTCGAGTGCATCCATAGCCTTAACTATTGTCTCTGCTTCTCTGTTTGGTACCTTGATGATGATCTCCTGTCTGGTCTTTCTCTCGGTTATGGTAAACAGGGCTGCTTTTGTCTTTTTCTTCTTCCCGGAATAGACGGTATCACCTTCCCAGTGTCCGAAGACTTCTCTGTCGTTCACTTCTTCGGGCCGCTTCTCTATGCTCTCTCCTGCCGGAGCTCTTGAGGCTTCCTTCTTTTCCACATGCTTATAGCTTTTGCATCCTTTTCCGTGTCTGGGGAGCTGCTTTGATGTGAGGGTAAGGAATACGCCTTTTTCTATATAACTGTAGAGAGTTGGGACAGATATGTTGACCTCGTAACCGTCTTGTCTTGCTTTGGCCAGAGCTGCTGCCGGGGAGTAATTATCTTCGAGCATTATCTTTTCGAGATAATCAGCAAGCTCTCTGTTGCTTCCGATCTTTAAGCGAGGGCCTTTCTCGCGGAGGTTTGACTGATATTTTTCTTCAGCAATATCTGGACTGTATGCAGTTTCCATTTCCCATGTACTTCCGTCCAGCCTTTCGTATCTTCCTCGTGCGAGTTCTCTGTATATGGTTCTTACACTCACCCGGAGCTTGCCTGCAATCTCCTGGGGCTTGAGTCCCTGCTTAAGCCACTTCTCGATCCGCAGTCTGTCAGTCTTGGTGAGATGCTTGTAGATACGCTTTTCCGCCATGATGCCCTCCTTTCTTTTTATTCTGTCGCTTTGTGTCGCTTTCTTCTTGTGTATCTATTATCGGACAGTGAGGGCAAGTCTTTAACCTTAAAATGAAAAAAGCTCCGGCGACAATCGTAATCGAAAGTCACCGGAGCCTTCATAAAGGAGAACCTCTATGGCCTTATGAAGTTGTATCACGCAGATCTATCCAGCCTTTGCCGGACTTGAGCCTGCCGTAATTGCCGGACTGCTCCACGATCGTAAAGGTGCCCGCTGCCGCAATGGTATCTACCTGTGTGGGCGGTGCCTTAAATATCGGGGTGTTCGGCTTGGTCTTAACAAGGAATGTGTGTGCCTTGTCGTACTGGGTCAGGTTGTAGTCTTCCATGACCTTCATAACCTTCTTCACATAATCAATGGATGTGGCGTAAGATCCGTCCTTGAGCCCCTGAAGGTAACTCTCGGGAGTTGTGGCCTTAAGCGCATTCGGGTAATTGCCGCTCTTGATGAACTGGAAGTATCCCTTTACGCAGTCATCCATGCAGGCGAACTTATACCAGTCGGTCGTGATCGGTCTGTATGAGCCGTCTTTGTTCTGTTCGGATCCGTTCGCCGTGAAGTATCCGGAGTGACAGTCGACGCGATTCGGTCTGTACTTAAGCCCGAAATAGTTATGCCTCCAGGTTCCATTATAATAGACCTTATCGGATGTGCCGTATCCGGATTCAAGACATGCCTGTGCGATCACAGCTGATGCGAAGCCGAATCCGAAATGCTCCTGCCACTTCTGGACAAGCGGAGCTATCTCTGCAATGAACTTCTTAGGATCCTTTGTCGGTGCTGTCTCCTGTACTCCCAGTCTTGCGTTGACCTCTGCGGCAATCTGGCCGTGTCGGTCATACAGATACTTTCCGGGACAGGACTTAGCAGCATAATCTCTGTGAACGGTCATATTGCAGCCGTTTAAGTGATTTACTCTGTCGTTCTTGTTCTCGGACCATACGAGCTTCTTGATGCCGTTTCTCTTGCAGATATCTACAAGAAGATTGATCAGTGATGCGTAAACCTTATCGTTTACTGCGTAGGGCTCTGTGTTATCTGATGCGCACTCGATCGTAATAGCACGGTTATCGTTTGCTGCGTTCGAGGAACACCATGAACGGTCTTTTTCCTCTACATACATTCCGATCTTGCCGTCTGTGCCTATGCCGTAGTTGGATGATGCCTGCCTTGAGGTCGGAGCGAATACTTCTCCAAGCCTTTCAGCTGTACACTGACCTACGACACAGTGAATTGTTACGGTATCAATGGCGTGGTTTCTCGGGCTTGTCTTATTCGGACTGATCTTCGTGTATTGTACAAGCGGAGAATTGCTCATTATTTCACCTCCGCATTCAAATCCTTTGACAAGGCTGTGTGAGTTGATGTGTTCTTCTCTGTGCGGGTTTCTGTTACCGTCTGGTTAGCTGAAGCCGCAGCTGCGTCGACCGCCGACTCTGACAGTACATAGACCATGAGTGATCCGAATGCCGTGATGATGGCTGTGATCTGTGCTATGTCGTTATCTCCGACATTGAATGCCACGAGCAAGGATCCGATGAAACCGGCAAGTGTTACCCAGAACTTCCTGGATGCAAGTTTCTTGATGATGTCTTCTTTTTTCATGATATCCTCTCTTTCTCTTATCTCCTCAGGGCCTTTCGACTCGCTACTAAGCCCTGCCTGTAATGGATTGATTTTCACTTTGAGCGTTGTTTCAAACGCCTGTGGTGTAGGACAGATACGCACATTTTGTTTTTGTTCCGTATTAGATAAGTGAGGGACGGGCCAATGTTCCAGTTCGCATTGGAAAGAGCATTGTTCAGGTTCAAGCACGACGGACCGACATGCAAGCCATTGTTGCAGTTGCCGCCGGCGATCGCCAGGAAGGCTCGTGGGCGTGCGTATATGCCCCTGTATTTACTTTTCTTCTTGCTCTTATTTATAGCGGGGCACTGCGTCCCCGCATCCCCCGCTGCGGCTTATGCCGCAACAGGTTTTTTGTAAGAGAGGGACGGGCCAACGTTCCAGTACGCAAGGGAAAGAGCATCGGCCAGGTACAAGCACGACGGACCGACACGCAAGCCATCGCCGCAGGCGCCGCCGGCGAGCGCATAGTCAACCTGGCTGTTATTGAACCAGAGTCCGTCCGGCCAGTATGTCGCATCGGATCCGCTTGCCGTCTGAGGGATTAGACCGTATGATGTCATCTTTGCTGCGCTGATATATCCGCCGGATGTTCCGCCGGGAGTGATGCCGGTATTTACATATCCGGATCCGTCTGTATTGTACGGAGGATTCATCTTGACCTCAATGGTGCCGTTTGCGTTGATGCATCCTGCGATACGGTCCCATCTGTCACCCCATGCGTTTTCCTTCCACAGGAACTTCACAGCCACATTGCCGCTTGTTCCGTAGAACGGTCCCTTGTCCTTAAGGGTTCCGGTCTGAAGGAGACTTGCCGCACCGGTTCCTCCTGAGTTATGTCCGGCACCGAATACTGCCTGTGCGTTCGTGTTCTTGCCGAAAAGATAAGCGATATCCTCCCAGAGCTTCACGAGAGCCCAGTCATTCAAGTACCAGCCGTCTCCGTTAGCTTCGCAGTATGATATCTCTGTCGTTCCGGCTGCGCTGTTCATAGGTGTCTGACCTGCGAGGGATCTGACTACGCTATTAACATTGCTGCCTTCGAACATATCCGTGTAGACCTCTTCAAGGATGGTCTCTCCGTCATCTGCGAGGTTCGCATAGCACTTGTAGCCTTCGTCCACCTTCTTGTTGGCGAACTTAACGACGATCTCATTTGCATCCTCGTAACGGCATATCCAGATGGGCTTAACTCCTACCATTGCGTTACCCTTGAATGCTGTATTGGAGATGTCGGATGCGGTACCGTCGAGCTTCTTGGTCTGATCCTCGTGATCGAGCTCATATGCGACCGTTCCCTTGAGGGAAGCTCCTGCGGAATCGTTGTAGAGCATTACCGGACGGAATGCGTTCATGATAAAGGTGTTCTCCCATGAGCCGTAATCCGATACCTCTCCGGTCGTAAGATCCATGACCATAGGGGCAAAGCCCTTCGCATCGTCGGTGTATGTTACCCTTGTTGCGGGGTTTGAGTTGTTTTTATCGACCTTGTATCCGTAGATGATCGTGTCATCGCCGTCGCTGCCTACAAGAGACTCGTAAGACATGAGTGAAGTGTTCCATCTGTACATCCTGTTGTGGAGTTCTCCGGAACTTGCGATGATATAGATCTTCTTCTCTTCTGGGGTGATGGTCTCGCCGTTCTCATCTTCAAGCCAGTCTGCGGCATACTTTGTACCGGTCGCACTTGTGTATGCGTTCACGGATCCGCCTGCTGCCTCGATAGCTGCTTCCTGTGCGGCAAGAGCTGTCTCCACATCAGAAAACGAGTCGATGTCGGTTCCGTCAAGGATCGCGTCTACCGTGGACTTGTCTGCTTTGCCGGCAAGGGCTGTATTCATAGCCTGTGTGGTCGCATAATCGGCAAGGATCGTTGTAAGACCTGCCGAGGTCACATAATCGGCCAGAGCCGTTGTGAGGGCTGTGGTCGTTACATAATTTGACAGATCTATCGCAGTCGAGCCGATGAGTTCCCATCCTGCGGATGTTCCGGTAGTGTTGATGTATTCGTCTTTGACATTCTGCGCCTGAGGATCTGCGCTGGGTACCAGGTAGATCGTAGTGGTCGAGATGTCCGTTGTCGGAAGTGTGTTAACCGCCTGGATGTCGAGCGTTACGATCGCAGATATTAAAGCATCGACCTCTGCCTGGGTGTATGTCTCGGTCTTCTTGTAATAGTTCACAAGGTTGTTGACCGTATTCGTGATGAAATCGCTGTCGTTTGTCAGATCTGATGTCTTTGTCGGTACATCGGCGGCATCTGCCTTGTCTGCGAGTGCGGTATTCATCGTAGTTTCATCGACGAAATCACTGTCGTTTGTCAGATCTGATGTCTTGGAGGGTATCTCCGTGTTATCCGGGAGTGCTCCGACATCCGATGCTGTGAGGTTCACGGCTCCGGTCTTGCCGTTTACGGATGTTACGGCTCCTCCGCCGCCTCCGCCTGTTCCGTCCATGACATCGAAGGTGTGGGGACCTTCTGCATCGGTGATGGTGACTCTGTGGCCGCCGGTGATTTCCTCGACTTCGACTATGGAGAGAAACCGTCCTCTCCGTTCGTTCCGTCGGTACCGTCTGTTCCCTGGAGGGACTCAAGCCATTCGTCGATTGTTCCGGCATAGCCTTCCTCTACTGCAATCTCATACGCTGACAGGCCGTCTGTTCCGTTGGTGCCATCCTGACCATCGGTGCCATTCATGACATCCAGCTGCTGTGTCTTTACAGTCCCATCGTCAAGTGTCCACTTGAAGGTAATCCTTGCGCCACCTGTGATGGACTCGATCTTGTCAATGGTACAGTTCTTTCCTTTAAGTGCTCCGCCACCCTGAAGAGTTTCATCTACATACTTCTTGGCAAGAGCGAGGGTTTCAACATTTATCATCTGACTCCTCCTTACTGCTCTACCCAGGTGTGAGTGTCACCGTCGAGCATGAATACCTTGCCTGTATCTATCTCATAGAATGTGGAGCCGTTCTTGATATTGGCACCCTTGAATGTTTCCGTGGGCTTTTCGTCCGTGGACTTTCCGGTAAGTGACATCAGCACATATCCGGAGAGCTTTTCCTGATTGATTGAAGCTGTGACCATTTAGTTATCCTCCTGTCTTAATTTGAATATCTTAATGAGTGCACACGATAAAATTTCACCCCCAAAACAGGCATAGAAGCATGTTGTGAGGGTGTCGTGTGAGGTTCCTGTGAGTGATGCGGTGATAAACTCCGCTATCGTGTAGAGAATTATCATCGCAATGGAAAATACCACATATTTTGTAAGGCTCGGCTTTTTGCGGTGTCGTACCTGGCTGTAATATACGAGACATATTACGATTACCGCTCCTATGAGGAGGCCGCCGAGACCGGCTAAAAAGTAAGCCATATCATTACCTCTCTAAGAGATACGCATCGATCTCCTTCTTCTGTTCTTTCATTCCTTCGATGTTGTTTCCGTCTATGCCGTGTTCTATGAGCACCCGGAGACTTTCGATCATAACCTTTTCCCATCGCTTCTGAGACTCTTCCATCTTCTTCATGTGCTCATCCTGCTCCTTGAAGTGTCTGTCTCCGTCATCAAGCCTCTTCTTAATGTCCTGCATGCCGTTCTCGAGATCGGTTATCCTCTGATCCTGCTTTTTGTCGGGTGCCTTGAAGTGGTTTATAACCTTGATGATGACTGCTACAGCTGCTGAGATTGCTACTATCGCACCGCATATCGCCATGAATACGTTCCATAAGTCGAGCGGTGTCATTGTTATTGGTTCATTCATTGTCTTCCTCCTACATGTTGCTTAGTTCTCTCTTGAGCTGCTGCACTTTCTCGGAGCGGAACAAAATGTCATTCTGTTCTATGACCGCATCCTCTTCTTTCAGGATTTTGGCCAAGATCAGAATGACATCTATGAGTTCCTGCCTTGTGAGCTGCTCAAGATCCTCCGGGATCATTCGCCCTCCTTGATGGGATCGCCGTTCTCATCAAGTCCGAGTGCGAGAAGCTCTTCTCTTACAGCGTCCTTGTACCTGTCGGGAACCTTGGAAAAAGGTCTCCTGCCTGCAATGATGAGTGCTACATAAAGATCGATCATGTTGTCTCCTTTCTGCCTTGTGGCATATAACAGTAATATTGTAATTACAATAATAATTACCTTAATCGTTAGACTCTTCATGGATGGGGTCTCCATTGGTGTCGTAGCCAAGCTCATAAAGCCTTGCTTCGACTGCATCCTTAAACCTGTCCGGCACCTTCTCGAAGGGTCTTTTCTTTGCAATAATAAGCTGTGCATATAAATCAACCATAACTACCTCCTTACATCTGCGAGTCCAGGATCATGTCGACGATGTCTGCAAGAGCAGCCATGATAATCTCCTGGTTATTGTTTGTGCCTGTTTCCTCAATCCTCTGTCCGGAGTAGCTCTGATACTCTTCAGGAGATAAGAGAGCTTCCTGATAGACGAACATGGTGCCTTCTTCACGAGTCTCTTCTCTTATGTCTTTTCTGACATAAATCTTTCCGGGACAAGATGTTGCGTCTACGACTACGGGGGGCTGTTTTGCTTCAACCTGTTTCCATTCCATATCTGTTCTCCCTTCTTGCGGCTATGGAGAGCCGTCTTTTGAATTTTTGAAAGTTGATATAGGGCTTTATGTACTCCCTATAGAATCCGTATGTATCGGTTGCATCAATCCATCCGAGATATGAGAGCATCTGCCTGATCTCGTAGATGGAAGGTTTTTCTTTCTTTGATATCTTCTTTGCCTTCCTTGAGGCTTTCAGCATTATCGACCGCCTTAAGGTCGTTCTGTTCCTGTGAAACCTGAATCCCATATAATCGAGGTCCCGGCCATATTCCGAGGATCCTTTCACATATGAAAATCTGAATACCTGCCAGTTATCCTTCAGGGTGAGCCCTAAGTTTTTCTCAAGGTATTCGCTTATCTCTTTTCGGATCTTATGGAGCTTCTTCTTGTTAGATCCGAAGATGACCATATCATCCATGTATCTCATATAGTGCTCTGCCTTCAGCTCCTGCTTTATGTAATGGTCGAGCGGTGTCAGGCACCAGTTCGAAAACCACTGGCTTGTGTAGAATCCGAGCGGTAGTCCGGTGTCCGTTACATCGATGAGCTCAAGTATGATCCTCAAGACTTTCTCATCGTGGATCGTCTTTATGACCTTTTCTTTTA